TTTCCAAAAATTTACTTGGTGAATTTGATTCTATTGCTTTGAGATATTGCACTTCGACTTTAGCCGTGTCAATGATTGCTTTTGATACTTCTGCAATAGCATATGCAGTTTCAACGCTAATTTCGTTTTCGTGCAGTTTTTCAAGTGCAAGAAATAAGTGATTGCGTAAATCAACTATTTTGTTTTTGGGCATAACGTTTTATTCTTTCTTTTACGTTCTTTAATAATCTATTTTTTAAATCTGCAAGTTCTTTTAATTCTTTTGGTAGTTTATTGTGTGGTTCTTGACCTGGTTTGAATCTTGTTTCTTTCCCACCAAAATCACTACCACATTTTAATCCTTTATTCCAACTTATCATTCCTTTTTTGAATTGCGTTGCTTTGCTTTTTTCTGTTACTGTTGTGAAAAATTGTACTTTTTTTAATCCTAATCTATTGGCACGTGCATGAATCCTACCACGATCACAATCAAATATTTCACACATCACTTGTATTCGTGTTGTTGGATAAAGAAATTTTAACTTTTCGTCTTGCTCACTTGTCCAATGTTTGCCCATATCCTAACTCTTTTAAAACTTCAATTTCTTTTTCGTGCCGTTTGTTGTACACTGTACCACGCAAATTTGGATTGTCTTGTTGTACCTTTTGCCTTGAACGTCTAATTGATTCAGGTGAATGAACCATTCTACCAGCAATTGCATTTAAAACGTCATAGACCGATTTTGCACCAAGTTGTTGTAATTGTTCACGCCATATATCTGCAATCAATAAAGCGTCATCATCACGCATTTTAGTGCTATTTTCAAGCCTTTCTTTTACTTCTTTTATAATAAGCATAACAATGTCAAAATTAATGCGGTAAATATTCTATAAATGTGTCTCATAGTTTTAGTCCTTCTTCGTTTAAATATTCGTGTAGTTGTTCTCTTGCAATATATAAAGCATTTGTATATTCTGCATTTTGTGAATCAGGTGCATATTTCGTTTGTGAACGTAACCATTGGTCTAAACTCCAGGCTACGTGCTGCCATCTACCACCATTGATTGCCTCATCAAATTGTTCTTGGTCTTCAGGTAGATTATATTCTAATATTGCCTTCATAGTTTTGATTTTTAAAAAATTAGTTATTGTATGCCTTCCCTTTATACATTTGATTTAATACTTTATTGCTTCTTTTGTTTAAATTTGACATTGGCTGCCAGTTTGGTAAATCATTTACATCAATAAATGATTGCTTCGGTGCTTCTTGGTAATCTTTTTTGAAAGCCATAGCCACAAAAACTACGCTACAAATTACCCCTATAGATGCAAAGAATAAAATTAGATTAATCATTTTCTTGTACGTTATAAAGTCCGACATAAATAAATTCTTCGCATTCACCAATGATAGCGTCGTTATCACGATACTTTGCACGTGTTGTAATGTCGCCTACTTTGGCATCTAACATTTTAAATGTTACCCACTCAAAGGCTTCCGCCATTGTTGGGAAAATTTGAATTACTGTTGTTTTCATATCTTTTATTATTTTAAAGGGGCTAATTAAAGCCCCGTTTGTACTTATTTCCATATAAATTCTGCTTTTGTGATTAATGGTAATCTCATAGATGAATCTTTACAAATCATTTTATCATAAACCTCTTGAGATACATAATTAGGGTTTTCAATATCCCAAGCATTTACACCTACTAATGTTTTGCCTTCGCAAACACTATATTTTTTTGTATGCTTAAAAGTACCACATTGAATATATTCAACTGTTACTTCAAAATGATTTTTCTTTGCAATTGCTGGGTAAAATTTGATGTTGTTTTGTTCGTTTTTCATATTCTTTGTCTTTTAGTATGATGCAAATATACACACGATTTTCATATATGCAAACTTTTTTTTCAATATTGCAAAAATATTTTTATTTGTTTACAATTCTGTGACAATTGACTGCAACAACTTATTCGCATAATATAGTTTTTCATCAATCAAATCTTGCACATCGTCACGCTCAATGTGTGAAATAAATAGTTTGTGACTTTTAGGCATTCGTTTGTCATATGAAACAAAATATCCAAACTCAACCGCACTTGCTATCATTCCAAGTTGCATTTGCCAATAGTAATCTGCATGAATTTTTCCTAAATCTTCAGCACATTTGATTGATCTATTCTTTAAATGAATAGCAGAATTAAATGGATTCTTTATTTCAACTATGCAATTACTACCAATTGCATCAGGTGAATAACCTGAATACTCACCATAAGGAATAAACGTGTAAGTTTCGCCACCATAATACGTGTAAAATTCATCTTGATGTTGTTGGAAATATTCAAATGCTTCTTTTTCATTTTCCGTTCCCCAAGTTAAAGCCTCACCCCAAATTGGTTTACGAATACCAGTTAGTAGTTCACTCGCTTTTTCATATACAAATGTCTTTGCGGTGTCTGATAGGTACTCCGATTTGTTTCTCGGAGTACCCATTAATTTATGAATTTCAGACGCTGTGAATTTGCCTTCACGAATTGAAAGCCATTTTGATTCGTCTTGTGTTATAGTAATTTCCATTATTGATTTTCTTTTATTTTATCACGCAATTTTTTTGCACCTTGTATAAATCCAATATATGATGTATAAATAATTCCTTCTATTTTTTCAAAATGTGAATAATTTACATTTGCTAAAATATTTATTTCATCATCATTTGGTAATTCAATTTCATTTTCTAAATTAATAATTTTATTAGGTGGTAAAATTCTATACCAATCAGATTTATATCTTTCTAATAATCTTATAACTTGTTTTTCTGTGTATAATTTCATATTATTTCCCAATTATATAAATCAAAATTTCATTTTAAAGCAATAAGTAACTTTTTATTCTCAACACTTATTGTGTACTTTCTTTCAATGTCTTCCATTAAACCACCAGTTTGTAGATGGTCTTTTGCTTTATTCCAGTTTGGGTGCTTTGGCGTTAGTTCTTCTTTTTTTGGTTGTGGTGCTACATTGCCAGTTGCAGAATTTCCGTCATCATCATCATCAATATTTAGATTTAAAATACTTGAAATAGAATAACGTCTTGCATAACTTACGGCACTTCCTATTTGTTGTGGATTTGTTGCATCTTTGCATACAATGTCGTACACGCTTTCAATCATTTCACCGCTATCAATGTGTATTAATTTAGTTACAACCGCATTATTTATAACTGGTTGTACAATAACTAAACCATTCTTTTTGAGAATAGGTGTAATCACATTTAAAATGTGTGGTAATGTTGCATACTTTGAACCTTTGAAAAAAGGATTGTTTGCGTCTTTTGAAATCTTCGGACATTCCATCTGAAAATTTGCTACTGCTTGAAATAGTTCTTTCATATTCTGTTTTGTTTTTTTAAGTTAATCAATATATCTGCTAATTGTGGATTGCATTCATTTTCTAATGTGTCCCAAAATATAACTTCATCACGAAAACCATCTTCATCGTAATATATTTTTCTATATTCTGAAACGATTTCATCATATTCATCAATCAAAATCTCTTGAATAGTTTCCAAATCAAACTCGTAATCAAATTCATCGTCAAATAAATGACAAGTCGCTAATGAAAATACAACTCTCATAACTTTTCTTTTTTAATTATTTCAAGAGCCTTATTTAACACAATAAGTGCTTTTGGTTGTACAATATCACCATCAAGATATTTTTTGATTGTAGGCATACTAATGCCAGTTTCACGATTAATAGATTTGACCAAGCCGTGACGCTTGTTTAATTTAATTTGCTTTACTACTTCTTGTATATCCATATTGCAAATATACAAAAGTTTTTTTAATATGCAAATTATTTTTTAAGTAAATATTTTTTGTGCTAAATGGTCTGCGATAGATTGCGACAATGTATCTAACCGCTTTTGATTCAAAGTTGGTGCAATGAATGGTCGTGCTTTTGTGCCACCTTCTGCAATATTTTTAACAATTTTCTTTGCAATTACACTTTCAATACCTTGCGAGAATGCCGAACGAAATACACCGTATCTTCGTTTCTCTTTCATCCATTGCAAAATATCTTTATACGCTACATTTGTAGGTTGTTGACCTTGTTCTACATTAATGTAGTAGTCATTCATTAACACAATGTAGTTCACTCCTTTTGGATTTGCCCGAATAACTGGCTTTATGTCAGAAGAAAGTGAACCACTTGCATTTGATTTATTCTTTGCTAATTTATCACGTAAGGCGTTTATTAAATCGTTTCCCCAGTCAACAATAATTTTATTGACATCGTTTGATTTTATGTCATCAAACAGCGATTTTTTTACGCCAATATCGGATAAATCAACTTTATTCATATCAACACGAAATCAATTATTTCATTATTTGTAAAGTGTTTAATCACGTTATTCCAATATGCTTTTGGTACGACTTGACAACCAGCACTCCAATTGTCTATGAAATTACCTAAACCCGCTTGATGAAAGTTTATACCAAATAAACCTTTTTTAGTAGTCTTTTTGTCAATAACTCCATCTTTGTTGCCATCACGATAAATTTCTATCGGTTTAATTTGTTGAAAATATGGCATTCCTAACCACAACGACTTCCAATTTGCAGCAGTTTTAAATTGATGTGAACTTTTAACGATTTGTTGACACGCTATTGCCGTGCCAGTAATACCACCGTATGTAATAGGGTTTTGAACGTAGTGTTTACCAGCAGTAGTTGAACACGCAAATACTTCTTGTACTTCTCCATTGATCCACAACACGCCAAAATCATCAAAAGTGTTTGTTAACTTGTCATCACATCTAACCCAAGTGATACCCTTGTTTTGATTAAAAATGTACTTCTTTAATTCGGCTTTTGTTTTGTTGCCAATAATACCATCGACTACTAAATTGCAGCCGTACCTGTTAAGATATCTTTGTACTTGTTTCATTGATTAATTTGTTTAAATACCATTGTGCCTTTAATAAATCTTCGTGTCCGTTTTTACGTTCATAACGCCAAATGTATTTCATTATATTTCCTTTTAAATAACCTTTGAATGCTTCGTGTGACATAGTGCTTTTAATTGCATCTATGCACTCAACTTCTCCTTTATAGTGTATAGGGTTTATATTGCTCATGCTCTGTATGTAAATGCGTTTAAAATATTTTGTTCTTGGTTAGATATTATTTTACGTTCATAATTAATTTCTAACCACCTACCACCTAATGGTTTTGGTGTTGCACCTCTTTCAACGTGCCAACCACCTTTGCCTTTATTGTATTCTTCTTTATATGTGGCAGTACGAACCATTAAAATGTTTTTTAGTTTGATGTTATAATATTGGTCTAAATATTCAGAAGTATAAACCACTTCATTACATTCGTGAACGTGTCCCATCCATATTAAATCAGCATCTTGAACAAAAGTACTCATCCTATTAAATTGTATCACGCCTTTTGTAACTGGTCCGCCACCACCACTACCGTGAAAGTATTTTATTTTAAAAGCACTTCTTATTTTGTTTGACCTCTCAAATTGATATATAACCCACCCACCATAACCACCACATTGTATATTCGTGTTGCACTCTCGATTTAATCCAAAAACAAAGCGTTGAATAACATCTGTTTCCTGACGTTTAATAATGTTAGTTTCGTGATTGCCATATCCCACAACCTTTATCAAGTTTGCGTATGGTTTAAACCATTCTATTGCGTCATTTACAACAGCATCTAAATAATTGTTGACATTGTGTTCAGGTCTGATATCTTGCTTTGATTTGCGTGGGTCGTACGCCCCTTGCATTAAACAAAATGTATCACCGTTTAAAAGTATGTCATTCCCACCTTTTAACGCTAAATCTAAATGCTTTTTAAGTAAATTTCTATCACATTTTGGGTTATCCCAATGTAAGTCAGAAAGCAAAAGTACTTTCTTTACTTCATTTGTTGGACATTTAAAAATATGTACGTTATTTTTCATAGTAAAAATAGTGTCACTATTATTGCGTAAATACTAACACCAATTGAGTATTTTTTAAAACATCTATTTTCTTGGTCGATTTCTTCAATTGCCCAAGATAAATCAGTAATAGTACTATCTTGAAATACAATCAAAGCCGAATCGATTGCAATTCTTTTTTGATAAACACAATTTAATTCACGTGCCTTTGCACCTTTTATTAGATATTCATTTGCACTCTTTAGTGTCAAGGAATCTATGCAAATTGATTGTGCTGTCGAGTAATTTTGTTGAATAAGGGCTATCAAGAAAATACATATATAACGTGTCATATCTTTTTTCAATTTTTATTTTTTCTTTTTGTAATACTTTGATTTTTTCTTTGTAGACCACTTTGTAAGTAGTATCAATAGGCATAATGGAAATATTCCCACCACCATTATTGATACTTTTGTAAACATTAGTTAAGAGGAATATCGCAATAACTATCAAGATAAGGAATAGTAACCGACAAATCAATGCCATATCCAGCGACCACATCTGTTTTTGCATCGATGAATGGTTCGGCTTTGCCCTTTGTAATAAATTCCACATTTTCTTCATAAGAATTTCTATTTAAAATAGTTAAAATATCTTGCAAAATTAGTGCTGTATCGCTTAACACTTCTATCAAATTAGATTGACTTTCAAAATGTCTATCTAATATCATTAATAAAAACTGATAAGTTACGTTCTTATTCTTATTATCAAAGTCAAAACCATTAGGCACTAACCAAATTAAAGGGTAATACTCAACGTTTTCTTGAGCCATAGCATTTTCACCACAAACAAATTTATTTACTTGCTTGTGACTTTCCGATGCTATTTGTATTCTTGATATTATTTGATTTAGTGTCATTGATGAATTTTAAAAGTTTTGCTTCATTCTTTGCTCTAACCTTGCCCGTTGGTTGGTCTGATAAAGTATAATTTTTCATTGCAGTCGTTGTCAGGTAAATAAATTCCACCAAAAAATTGAACATCTTGTGGGAATATGGTATCACTTGTTGAACCACTATTCAAAAATAAGGGATAAATTGTTGTGTTTGCAAGTAAATAATCTCTTAACCTATTCGCATAGTATTCTGCTTTGTCACGATATCTTCGTTCCATCATTGTCATTTCTTCTATACTAACAGGATTTGCGTTATCACTATTGCGACTTGCAACGCTTTTATTTAGCATTTTAAACGTCATAGGAAGCATTGATTCAGTAAGTGTGTAGTACTTTAAGCAAGGTGCAATATAAGTGTCCAAAAGCGTGGTATTATTAGCCGATAGTGTACCAGCAAACGCTTGTGTTTGTATTTGGTTATAAAGACCACTACCAATGATATCACGAATATAAATTTCTTGTGATTCTTTGATAGCCGATTTTAACAATTTATCATCAACGTTTTCGTTGATAGGACTGTTATCTTTTAGATAAGTTGTGCTAATTAAATAAACAAAGTTTGTCATAATTTTTTCCTTACAAGTTTAGAATTCCAAGCGTGACGACAATGATTAATGTGAATTTCTGTGTCAGGAATTGTGTACCAACCACCACGTTCTTTCCACACATCTCTGTCAACTCTTGAAGATATTTGGTCAATTTCTTGACGTGTGTAATATCGATTTAAACCGATTAATTGTCTACAAAAATCACGGCTTGTCGCAATCAATTCAGGTTCTCCAGTAAACGCAGCGTCTAAACCATATTCATAACGCAACTCAATTTGTGTGTCAACCGACTTTGCAAGTTCTCTTGAACCTTTTGAACTTGTTGAAAGTTTGCCATTGTCTGAATTTATCAATCCGTCATCAATCATTTTTGTGATGGCATCCATTACTTTTTGTGCATCAATGTTTACATACTTTGCAATTTCTCCAACGGTTATACCTTCGTTGGCGTTTAATATTTGTAAAATTGCAGTTTCACTTGCAGTCGCAAACTCAAATTTGCAAACTTCATATTCGTCTTTACTTACACCACACTCTGCAAACATTTTTAACACATCTTCGTCACTTTGTTTTTTAGACATTGCAACTTCTTCAACTACACTAAAACCTAATTCTTTACGAACCTCATTTTTATCAAGAATACCTTTTTCAAATAATAAAATGTAATCTTGTCCTATTGGTGGTTTATTAGTAGTTTTTATTTGAGCATCTGCCATATACTTAAAAACGCTATTAAATGAAGCGTCTTTAATTTTTTGGCGTGGTTCTACATAACTTGTTTGAAATAACTCGTAACCCTCAATAATTTCGTTACGTTGCCCCAATGCTCCTGGTGTTGCAATTCCAAAAATAACGGGGTTACTTACTCGGTGACCTACAAATATTTCTTCTTGTACTTGGTCGTTAAGTTGTTGAAATTGTTTGTCAAAATCAGAAGGTTGTAAGTTAGTTATTTCTGCGGGTTTTTCATTTTGTTCGTTGTACATAATGATTAACCCACCACTTTCTTCGGCTTCTGCACCTTGATAGTTTTTCTTAAACCTCTTTTTTGCCATTCTCGCTTCTTCAGGTGTTGGCTGACCTTTAAACATCTGAATTACGGTTTGTGCAAAAAATCCATTTTTTATATTGCTCAAATAGTAGTTAGAAATTTCAACGTCAATTTCAATGTATTTTAACGCACCAATATAAGAAGGTAAAGGATACTTACCTTGACCAGCACGATACATTTTGAACGCATATACTTGCTTATTTTCCCTTGTTGTTGGGTTGAATAATGGGTATTCAATTACTTCACTTCGTGTATTTGACCAATCTTCACTATAATAAGCACAATTTTGTCCTAAACGTATATTCTGAAAAGGTAAATGATATAATTCTGCTATCTCGGTTTTGGCTTTATTCCAAATTACTTCGATATAGTAACCATCAAATAACTCAAAATCTTGTGAAATCTTATTGTTAAATGATTCGTAATCTTCAAAAGCGTTTATATTTCTTAATCTATCAAATGCCTTTGCTTCTGTTATCGTATCACTTGCAAATAATTCATATGAATCACCAGCAATATAAGATGCTTTTTGGTTTACAATAGCGTTATGTTTTGGGCTTTTGTTGTATAAATCAATCAATTTTTGAGGATATAAATTGTCCTCTCCAAAAGTTGTGTAACCTTTTGTTTTATTTTCTTTAAATGTTGGCAAAGATATACCAGCAAATGAAAGTCTATCTAATGCAAATCTATTGTTTTCCATTGTTACCGAATTTATCTACTGACGTAAATCCAAGTGAAAGAATAGTTACCCATTCCACACTTTCTATTAATTTGTCGCTATTGTGATAAAGCATTGCACCTATCAAAGCAAAACCACCGATAATACCTATCATTCGTTTGCTTGAAAATTCGCCTTTATCACCTTTGAATATTTCAAATATTTTCATTTTCTTATTTGTTTAAAGTAGTGAATTGCAGCAAGTGTACCCGAAATGATTGCAATGATTCCGGCAAGTGCTGAAATTATAGGCTGTGCCTGTGTGCTTACTGATGCGACTGCACTCACTACTGAAATTATCGTGCTTGAATCTGCTGCTGTATCGTTAAAATTTTTCATTTTTGTATAGTTTGTGAATATCCCTCAATAGCGTTCAAATAAAACTTGATTTCGTATGAATATACTGCCAAAAGGCTATCACTTTGTTTTAATTGACGTTCCATTATTTCAAGTCGTTCACTCATTTTTTGGTTGTCACTTTCACATTTATTTAGAATGCTTTGCTTCGTACTTTCAGAATCATAATATAAATACCCAACAACGACAAGCATACAGAACGTCACCGCTGCGATAGGGTTTTTCTTAAATTCGTTGAAAGTTACGGGTAAGGTCATTGTATAATAGTTACAGAATTAGAACCAGTTACTTCCTCAATTTTAACCTTACATTTTTCGTGGATTACCATAATCGGATATTGTCCCCAAAATTCTTCTTCAGTTAATTCTGTTTGAACTTGGTTTGGCAAACTATTAACATTTAATGGTGCTTTGCCTGATTGCCAGTCCTCTGCACTTTTAAAATAAGATAAATTCACCCAATTTGATTGTGGTGCTAAAATGAATATGTTTAAATAACCGAAAGCGTTTGTAACTTCAAAACCTTCGTCTGTTGTGATTGTTGTATTAATTTGTATTGCCATGATTTTTTAATAAGCACATTCTACTAATGAAACTTTTGAAACTACTCTACACGTTACTGAACCACCACCAGCGAAAGTTGGTGCTGTAAATGTGAGTGCCATTTGTTGAGATGCCCCAGCACTTACGGTGAGTGATGCTGTAGACATTGATGTGTCTGATTTAATTGCTGTTGTGTCAACTGTTCCAACTATTGAACTTGTGCCACCTATACGTTTAAATAAAAGTTGTTTTGTTTCTCTGTAACAATCTCCAACACTTACTCCCGTTGCTGTTCCAGTTATTGCAGTAACCACTGCGATAGTGTCAATTTGGACATTCCATGCTCTGTTATTGCCGTCTGGAATAATTAGGTTGGTTGTCCCCGTTCCGTCTAGAGATAAGACGGTTGTTGCTGCTGTGGTGAGAGATGCAGCTATGTGAGATACAATTTCGCTTGATTGTGCATTACTATTATATGGCTGTAAATTGCTATTTGAATTTCCTAATGTTCTCATGGATCTCAAATATGATGTTCCTTGAAATCCATGAGCCAAAGAATATGCTCCACTTGCAGTTGTGTTTACTTGATTACCACCATTTAAAGCGACACTTTGTTGACCACTTGCTAAAGTTCTAAAACCAATAGCCAAAGATGCTGAACCACTTGCGGTTGATAAATAACCAAAAGACATTGAAAAATTACCACTTGATATATTTTCTCTGCCCCCACTTACACTATGCTGCCCACTACTCGTATTACTCTGCCCACCCACTACCGTAGCGTGAGTGTTGGTTGATGCTGTGTTGGATTGACCGCCTGAGATGGTGGAGTAGTTGGAAGTTGCGTTGTTTAAACCTCCTCCGCTTACTGTTGCGCCGTTGAAAGCATTTGCTGTGTTTGATTGTCCACCAGCAACAACAGACCCAACGTCACTTGATGAAGCTGTATTGCTTCGACCACCACCAACAAAAGCATCTAATCCAGTCGCTTTATTTCTTCTACCACCAGAAACTACACAATAGTCCCCACTTGCAACTTCTATATTTGCAGTTCTGTTTTGCTGCAAATCCACCGCATTCGTTCCCCTCGCACTTCCCCCAGTAGCCGTACCATCTGGAACACTTGCAATGATAGCCCCCGTTCCGTTCGGTTTTAAAACTAAACTTGTATTCGCATCTTGAACCTCAACAACCGCCACACTTTGAGTAGTTACGCTTG